CGGCATCATATTGACTATCAAAACTTTGCATAATCTCTTTAGCTTTTTCTTGTTTAGCTTCTTGTTTTTTAGTTGGTTTATCTTCTGCTTTAGCTTCTTTTACTTCTTCCTCTTGTTTAGGTTCTTCTTTTACTTCCTCTTTTACTTCTTCTGGTTCTTCTTTAGGCTCATTCTCAGCGACTTCTTTTTCTTGAGGTTCTGGCTCTGGTTGTTCCTCTACTACTTCCTTTGGTTCTTCTTTAACTTCTTCTATAGGCTCGTCATTAGACGCTGTTTCAGGGGTAGGCTTACTATCCTCAACTTCCTCTACTGGCTCTGTAGGAGCATTTATGGGCGATTCTATATCATCATTTACTGGTTCTTCAGGTGTATTGACCGCTATTTCTGGTTCTGGCTGTGATTCTACCTGGGTTGGTTCTGGTTCTGGTTGTGCTACTTCTACTATCATAACCTCTTGTATTTCTTCTGTAATAGTTTCAACTGTTGCTACAGGTTCGCCAACATTTAATGTAGGTGTAAATCCAGCATCATCTATTGCTTGTATTTCTATAGGTGCAACAGTAGTAGTTAAATCCACACTAGGCAAATCTACAGTCATAACATCTATCTCAGGTATTTCTGGTGCTATAGGTTCTGGGTCTATTGTATTAGTAGTAACAACAGGTGTGTTTATAATATTAGTAGCTGTTGTATCTATTTCTGTTTGTATAATTTGATAAAATATTTCTTCTGTAATTTGTGTAGTTATATAATTATAATTAACTAACAATTCTACATTATCAAAATAATAATTTTTAGCACCACCTACAGATACAAACAATTTATCTAATGCTCCTGCAAAATCATAATTACCTCCATAATTATAAGAAGTATTAGCATTGTAATTATTGTAAGCAAAATCTGTTTTATCAGTCCATAATAAAACATTATTGTTATAACCTTTTAATTCAAAATACATAGAAGTATTAGATTGAGAGTGCCAACCATCTAAATTCCAATTTAACGCTCCTCCTTCTTCTATATGAAATTCTGATATATCTATATTTTGTTGAAATGTAGTTAATGTATTTGACGTTCCTTTAGCACATCTGCCACCGCCACTAAATTGTGATGGACAATTTGGCATACTTGCAGACCCGATCCCACCCCAATCTAAGTCCATATCTCCCTCGTATCTGGACGATACGATACCTGTATCTCCGTCTAATATATCTCCAGTAGTTTTATTTTCTATAGTTGTAGTTGTTGTTGTAGTAGTAGTAATTTCTAAATCACCTTGTATTTCTGTTTCAGAAGTTGATGTAGAAGTTGTACTTTCATCTTGCATTTGAGCATTAGAGGAAAAGCAAAAACAAAAGAACACTAAAAATACCCAAAGCACCCTCATCAGTTACTATCTCCTCTTATTTATCATAATCAGGTCTTTTCTCAGGATTCTCTGCCCACTCTTTTGCAGCTTCTAAACCAATTTTACCCATATACGGACAAGGAGTTCCTGCCATTTCCATAGCTTGAAATATACGTTCATCTTGGCATAACATAGCAACTGCACCAACTTTCATACCCATAGCAAATAATGCCCTAGATAATTTAAGTCTTTCACAATTTAAATCTCTAATAGCACCACCACCTGCTAAACCTAGTATTTGAGTTTGTAATGCAGCACTAGCAGCAAAACTACAGACATCTTGATTATTGATGACAACGCTTGGGGCAGACGCTGTAGAGGGAGTTCTATCTACTGTAGTTGTGCCACTAACTGTTGAACTTGTACTTGTTACAGTATTCGTTTGTGCTTTTGCTATACTACACCAAGATAACAAAGACAAGAAAAATACTACAAATAATATTGCCCATAATTTTCCTGTCATTCTTCAATCCAATCTCCTAATAACATCATATCTGATAATCGTTTACTTCTTCTTTTTGTTTGTCTTGCCCAATTACTATCTAACATTTCTTTACTAGCTGTTCCATAATCTTCATTAGCTAACGCTGTAAACATTTTTGTCCACATAGTAGGATTAAATCGTGTTATACCCATATTAAATGCCATATCTATTATTATAGCTTTGCGTGCTTCGTTTAGATGTTCTATTGGAAAGTTTTTAATTTCTTCCTCTACTCTTTCAATGTCATTCATAAGCATAAATTCTGCTTCTTCTTGTGATATACCTAAACCATCTTTTGCTACATTTCTGCCTACACCTATTGTTGGGTGTCCTATAAGTATATCTCCTGCTCCTACTTCTTGACCAGTAGCATCATCATATACTTTTAAAATTACACCTTCATGATTAGATATTAAATTTACTAATTTTTTTTTATCCATTTTTAATTGCTTTTTGTACTTGTTTAATAAGTTTATCTTTTTTTAATCGTCTATCTAGTTCAATGCCTAACTTCCTACCTTTAGCTTCTAATTGTAACTTTGTAAGTTTATTTAAATCTACTTCTTTAGGTGTTGGCGTAAACCAACCATTAAGCCATTCAAACATAGTTCCTCCTTATACCCATGGTTCTTTAGGTCCATAACCAAAATAACTTCTAGCATGACCTTCTTCTATTAATTGCTCACATATATTAACACCTTCAACTAAAGGTATTCCTAATATTCTACCAAACTTACCTTTGCCATCTTTTTCTGTTTTTACAATAAAAGTCTTTGGCAAGAGCTCTTTAAGCCGAGCCTTCGAAGCCAAACCCAACTTCTTTTCAGCCAAGTTTCTTGTTCTGCTTTCAGGCGTGTTAATTCCATATAATCGCACTCGTTCTTTCTGCAAGAACACTTTAAATCCCAAATCGATATCAACATCTATTGTATCACCATCAATAACCCTTCGTAATATGCAACGATATTCGTACATTATTCTTCTTCTTCCTCTTTTAAATACCTAATCATGTTATTTAAAATTATTTCTTGTTCATCTGTATAAGTATCTTTCCATTCATCATCTTTATCTGGAGCAATATAACCTCTAATATGAGCGTCTGATCTTGACCTGTCAAACCAATCTTCATAAGACCTTTCTTCGCCATAAGCATGTTCAGAACTTCCTTTTGGCATTGTTGCTTTTTTATATACTTTTTTATCTAATGCTATTTGTTCAGGAGTCATGCTTTTAATAAAACCTTGTTTCATTTCTGAAAACTTTTCGTCTGTTTCTGGTAAATTATGCAACATATCTCCTAATAATCTTCTTTGTAAATTAGGATTACTTTCTAAACTTCTTAACGCTATTGTTGGATTATCTTCATTTATAGCAGGTAATGATACAGGAACTCCTTTAGGGTCTGCACTATAACCAGCTCCTATAAATTCTATATCACCTTGCCCTCCCATTAATTCTGGGTCTACCACTAACCTATAATCGCCACTTCTTAATCTAGGATATTCTTCATAAATAGGTTCAAATGTACTAGAAGGCATAGAATAAGGTCCTTGAGGTTTTCTGCCTGTAAGTATTCTTGACATAACTAATCTTTTTTCTTCTTCTGTCATAAACACAATCTTTCATATATTTCATTATGGATTAATAAGTCGTCAACAAGTTCGTCAGATATAACGTCTATATCTGCATCAGTAGGATTAATCGGACTAGATATTATACAATAGCCTTTATTTCCGCTTCCTATACTTCCGCAACTTGCTACGCTTAGCACTAGCAGTAGTAGCATTAATTTTCTTTTTAACTTCATCAGCTACCCTTATATCGTCTAATTGTTCTTTCATTACATCAGCTTGGACTGCTTTCCGCATAAGCATAAAGCCAAAAATTTTAGAAGTAAGTTTAGCCAGAGGTCCTAATGCAGAAAGCCAACCCATTATTTATCGTCCTTGTTTTTATTTTTTCCAATATTACCAGCAACTAAATTAAGTATGCGTAGTATAAAAGAAATTGCTTTATCGTCTGTTTTTGTAGGTGTTAGAGCTGTAATCGCTGTTGCTGCTGTAACTAATGCTGTAATTGCACTAACCCAAGCAGGTGCTCCATCTACTAAGTTTAATATTGTGTCCATGTTACTCTCCTATTCTGCACTAAATGTGCCCATTTGCGACCATAAACTACCAGGATCATCTGTACCATTTTGACTACCTAATTGTGCCATTGCTTCATTCACATTAGTATATGGTCCTGACCCCCAGTTGTTTCCGTCCCATTCTGCATTATCCCATGCACTACCTTGTGCATTAGTATATGCCAACATCTTTTCTGAAAAAGTACCAGTTGTAAAGCCTGAATCTGCAAAAACTTGATTCCAATCTTCATTATAAGTACCTGTTGTTTCTGTTGCAGTTCTACAACTTTTTTGTCTAAGTGATTGCTGACTCATGGTGTAAATGTTCCCATACTTGAAAAATTATAATCATCTTGGTCTGTAGCAAATGCTTGTATTGCTAAATTAACATCTGTATATGATGCACTTAATTCACCATTTATATACGCTAATAATCTTTCATTAAATGTACCAGCACCAATAGACCTTTCATTAAATAACGCTATCCAATCTTCATTATGCAAAGCTGTTGTTGAAGTAACAGCTCTTATTGCTATTTGTCTTGCTTCGCTATTAGTTGCCATTTAAAAGCTCCTACAGTTGCTTTATAATTATTGTTACTAACATTAGCATAGTTGCACCGCTAAATGCAATAAAGATGGCTTCTAGGCGTTTTATACGCAGTATAGTTTCCTTCCACCTTTCAGCACATACAGCTTCATGAGTGTCTAA